GGGCGAATAGTGCCCATTCAAGACCTGGGAAACGTACTTGGGGTTCTTGCCCATCTCGGCTGCCAGCTGCTTTGCAGTGACACCCGCATTGTGCATTTTCCCAACAAGTTCACCCGTCCATTGTGCAGGCATACAAATCTAACCTCCTTTTTCATAAAAACTTGACTTTGGTTAGATTTTGCGGTAAGATAAAAGCGCCAACAAATATCAGCGCAAAAATCTTTCCAAAGCCAACAGACTGTGGGGGCTTTCTGTGCCTTACCAAATTCAATCTGTGTCACTATAATATCTGAATTTGGTTAGAAAGTCAAGCGTAAATTCTGAATTTGGTTAGTTTTAGCGCTCTGCACAAAAAGGAGCGTCGGAAATTGTGTTTTATGACGTATATGCCGCACTTTGTAAAAACAAAGGCATAAGTCTTAGCCGGGCAGCAGACGAAATCGGGCTGAGCAATTCAACGGTAACTAAGTGGAAAAAGACCGGGGCCACACCTTCCGGCGAAACTCTCGCGAAGGTGGCGGCGTATTTCGGGGTGTCCGTGGATGATCTGATCGGCGAAGTTCAGCCGGAAACCGAAATGAAAGACCAACTGATTGCCTTTTATGGTAAGGTGAAAGACCACCTGACCGAGGATGACATCGACGACATCATGGCATCGATGCGCGTTAAGGCAGAGCGAAACAAACGAAAAGGAACTGGTGTTTAAGTAGATGAACACGTCTGTCGGTGCAATGTATAATGACCTGCAAGGGCTTGGGGTGGATGTGGCCGAGCTGAAATTGAAAGCCAACACTGCCATCGCCTTTATGGATAACTTCCTGGTCATCGACCGTTCGCACTGCAAGACGGCTGCCAAAGAACGCACTGTGCTGGCCCACGAAGCCGGGCACTATCTGAGCGGGGCGTTCTACCTGGCGTACAGCCCCTACGAGATCAAGGAACAGGCCGAGAACAAAGCCTTTGCGGCCTCGGTCGAAAAGTATCTGCCTGTGGAGGAACTGCGCCACGCCATGGCCTGCGGCTTTACCGAGCCCTGGCAGTTGGCCGAGTATTTTAACCTTGACGAGGATTATATAAAAGAAGCCCTGCACTACTGGACGGAATGCAGGGGTATAGACTTCAACCGGTAAAATCCGCTTCGGTGGTATTATAAGAGGAGATGTGTTTCAATGAACGCTTTGACAGGATGCTTAGTCTTTTTCCTTATCCTTGCGCTGTTAGTCTATGCGTGGCCACTACTGTTGCTTTTGGCTGTGATTGCGATCATTTATCAAATTTACGCTTCTATCTATTTTAAAGGTGAGAGTTTTAGCGCTATAAAAGGAAAAATCCAAAATCACATCCAAGATTGCAACGATCTAAACGACCACATCGAAGAGCTGAAAAGCACAGCGCTTGTGGTAAATCGTACGGACTATGGAGAGGCTGTTTATCACGACAACAGCCGATGGAACGTCAAGCGTGATGCACTGAAGAATCAAACGTACGCACCTTACATTTACGAGTGCTCTCGCACCGTTTGCGATAACGCGCGGAAAGAACCTTTTAAGTACATCTGCAAATACTTTGGCATTAAGGCTGATGAGGAAACCCTGGAAAAATTTGAAACGGCCTTGAATGATTTCTCCGCAGCTGAAGACGGCAAGGTTGCTCTAAAGGCTGAGCGTGAGGCAATTTTGGAGAGCATTTCCGCGGACATTCCCTGGGCTATCAAAAAGTTCAGTCAAAAGAAGCTGGAAAAGAACCTTGGCTTTGAGGAAGTGGATTTCAGTACACTATACTTCCCTAAATATGAATTCAAGTATACTAGTGCGGGGGGCAACACAGGTACGACTTACGATGTCGTTATGGATATCGACAACCTGAACCGTTTTGTCGTCTACCTGTCTGAAAAAATCAAGTTCAGCAAGAGCGTGGCGGGACAGCGGGCGCTTATGACCAGTAAACTCCGCCAGCATATCAAAGAACGTGATCATTTTACTTGTAAATGCTGCGGTGCATCAATTGAGGCTGAACCGCATCTTTTACTGGAAATCGACCACATCATCCCTGTGTCCAAGGGAGGATTGACGACCGAGGATAATCTGCAAACTCTTTGTTGGCGGTGCAACCGCAGCAAGGGCAATAAGGTGGTAGATGTACAATAAAAGGAATGGCGCTGAGCCGTGAAATAGCACATAAAATGCAAGGGGGATCCCATGAAAAAACAACTTTCTTTAACCCTCGCCGCCATCATGCTGGCCGGTCTTACCGCTTGCGGTACATCCACCCCGGCGGCATCGTCTGAAGCAACGGCTCCGGCGTCCTCGGAATCCGAGGCAACCGCCGAAGAACCCTCGGCAGATTCTGAACTGGATGCGACGGTCGATGAGGCCGAGCAGGCCCTAAGCGACATCGGCAGCATCGACGTGGATAAAGGCCTTTTCGATGTGACCATCACCTTCCCTGCCGATTTTGCTACTGACATCACCCAGGAGGAAATCGACCAGCAGGTCGCGGACGGCAAGGTCCACAGCGGTCAGATCAACGAGGATGGCAGCGTCACCTATGTGATGAGCAAAGACCAGCACAAGGCTATCGTGGACGGTATCTCAGAATCCATCCAGTCCACGCTGGATGGTATGGTTGGCACAGAGGATTATCCCAACTTTACAGCCATTGACCACAACGAGGATTATACGAATTTTACTGTAACGACCACCACTAAGCCCGGCGAGACCGCCATTAGTGATTCTATGTCGGTGCTTATTTTCGCCACCTGCGGCCAGACCTACGGCATCGTAAGCGGCGATATCCCGGAAAATATCCACGTGGATTTCGTCAACGCTGACTCCGGCGAACTTGTCACGTCTTGGGATTCCGAGAACATGGCAGAATAACAAAAAAGAAAAAACGCCCCACGACGGCAATCATGGAGCGTTTTGATAGATCAGCTTGCCCACATGGTGGTACAGCACGACCCAACCATTCGTATTGTACCACCTTCGGGCAGGCTTGTCAAAGTGTACCCTGAGGGAGGTAAAAATATGCGTCGCAAAATCACAGCAGGGCTTATCCTGCGCAAGGATGGCCGCTACCAACGCAATGAACTGATCGGCGACAAACGGCGGACTTTCACCGCCAAGGACCCCGCCAAGGTGTGGGCCGACATCCAGAAAGCCCAGGAAGAATACGAGGAGCAGGAGCGCCAGCGTATCATTACCCGCGATTCTGGGCCGCTGTTCTCTGTCGTGTCAGACGAGTACCAGGCAATTGTGGAAAAGATGAAAGAGGGTACCCGGCGCAGCTACATGCCCAATATCCGCCGCGCCCGGGAGGCTCTGGGTGAGTACCGCATGCGGGAGATCCAGCCCTACATGATCGCCGAGTTCCTGCGCTCCCCTGTTTTCGAGGGCTGTTCCGCTTCGACCGTCAGCAACCAGAAAACCGTCATCAACAACATCTACCAGTTCTGGATCGATAGTCCCAAGTGGCGCGGTGACTGCAACCCTGCAGTGCAGACCCGGATGCCTCGCGGCCTGCCCCGCAGCAAGCGTCCACCGCCTACCGAGGAGCAAGTGCAGATCGTCAAGGATCACTACCTGGACCCGGATGCGCTGCTGCCGGTGGCGTACCTTTGCACGGGAGAGCGCCGCGGCGAGATGCTGGGCATCCAGCTGAAGGACATCGACTTTAAAAAGCGGGTCATCCACATCTACAAATCCGTGGAGCACATTAACAACGCGCCACACATGCGAGACTACACCAAGACCCCCGCAGGCATCCGCAAAGTTCCCCTGCTCTCCATGCTGGCCGAGGCATTGGAGCCAATCCGCCACCTGCCGTCGGACACCTACATCATCGGGTTGGACACCAAGCCAATCACACTGAAAAAATACGAAACGATGTGGCAACGCTTCTGGCGCAAGTACGGCGTGGGCGAGGAAGTTGTTCACACCAAGCGCGTGTACCGCCGCGGTCGCAGCGAGGTTGTGAAGTACAGCACTTGGCGCGTCCCTGTCTGCGGTCACCAGTTCCGCCATGAGTACGTCTGCATGCTGGCCATGGCTGGTGTGCCGGAGGAAATTGCAATACAGCTGGTGGGTCACGCCAATGCAAAGATGATCCACGAGGTCTACATGGCCCTCAAGCCCCAAATGCTGGAAGATGCTCGCAAGCGCCTGGATGCGTTACTGTAAATGCGCCGCATGATACAATTTTGAAAGTCCGAATTATAACACAATAAAAAAGAAAAATAAACGCTTTTCGGGTGCAATTGCCTTATACACAGCGGTGATACGGTCAAAAAATAGGCTTCGAGACTCGTATCCCGCTCCAAATTAAGAAAGAGGCTTACCCGAGAGGGAGCCTCTTTTCTTTTTTACAAAGAAGGAAATATTATGTTAGACGCTTTTCCAATTTATCACTGGTTTCACAATGGCAACCCCTACTCGGGGGCGGAGCAAGGGATGCGGTATGTCATTACGCCGGGCAAAAAGGCCGACCCGGCGGACGAGAGCGGCAAGCGAAAGATCGAGTTTTTGACCGTTACGGTCTGGCCCGGGCCGTGGAGCGTTGAGCACACCGCCGAGAAAAAGATACGATCCGCTGAGTTTGAGGGCAGCCAGGCGGGGCTGGATGCTGCCGTGGCCTGGCTGCATGAGTGCTACAAGGGTGATATGCCCCGCTGGACGAACATTCCGTCCATTTTGGACTGCGAGCCGGATCGCTGA